CTTACTTAGTCAGACAAGGCCGCAAGCGTCTGCGTAAAGGGCTGAAGACAGACAAAGCGCACAAACGCCGTGAAGCTGGCAGACAGCCCGGCAATTTGCTAAAGTCTTTCGTGGTGAGGCTGAAGAAAAGCCGTACTGGTGCGCTGGTAGGCTTCAAACGGCCAGAGGGTGCGCACAGCCACTTAGTAGACTTAGGAACCCAAAAGCGTGAGACACACAGTGGCTTAAACCGTGGCGAAATGCCATCGTTACGCTACTGGAGTGAGACGCGCGAACAAGACACTGGCACAGCTTTGGGCTACGTTATCGAGGGAATAGAGAAAGCCGCCACACGCAGGCTGTCAAAATAACATCGAGGGGGCAAAAGCAAAACATACGCCAGTAATATAAAACGAGAATATGGCAAAGTCAAATATACGTGCAGGCGCGGTGATACGTGACGCGCTACTTCAAAACGAAGCACTGACGGCAATAGTAGGCCAGCAGATAATGCCACTACGCGCCGCCAAAGGCACTACTGGCAGCTACATACTATATGGACGCGACGGCTACGAACCTACGCTAACGCAAATGGGAAAAGTAGACAATGTGGCCGAAGTGCTGGTAAACTGCTACAGCACCGACTACGACGAAACTTTAGACATGGCCGAAGCCGTAGAAGATACCGTGCGCGTTATGCGTAACAGCGGCGTGGAAATATTCATAGCCGACTGCGTGGAAGACGTGGCAGCAGAGTTTAAGGACACTGGCGAAGCCATCTACGTGCAGGCTTTCACTTTGACATTTGGAACACTTCAAAAATAAATCATAGTTATTAACAAATTAAACATTTTCAAATTATGGCAGCAGGAGCATACGACAGCGCATCTGACATCATGCAGGGTCAAATGCTGATTTACGTGGACGACACGCTATTTGCGTTTTCCACAAGTACCGAACTGGCACTTAACACTAACATGGTAGACACCAGCAACCAGTTAGACGGTGGCTGGGAAAGCAGTCTACCCGGTAAGAAAGGCTGGACACTTAACGGCCAGTCATTTGTCACGCAGAAGCAGGGCGCGCTTAGTGCCGACGAACTGCTGGCAAAGCAGATTAACGGGCAGACGCTTACTATTTGGTTTGGTAAGTGTACCATTACCGACAACGCAGAGGGCGGCGTGGACGTAACCAAAGGAAGCGCAGGCTGGACGGGTAAGGCACACATTACTGGTTGCACCGTGACCAGCGAGGCCGGAAATTTGGTTAAATTCCAGTGCAACATGCAGGGTACTGGCGCGCTGAAGTCAGCGGGTGAGTAAACGGTTGTTTGACATAATCAGTAGTTAGTTTTAGGTTAGGGAGCCAGCCGGGTAACTGGCTGGCTTTTTTCTTCTTTATGCTTACTTTAGCGAATATCATAGAATGGGAGCAGCTGACGGGTAAGAAGCTGCAAGAATACGACGGCAGCAGTATAGACGACATGGCCGCTTTGGGCTATGTGCAGTACGAAGACCGCCGTAAATGGACGCTGGCAGAATACAAAGACGCTTTGCTGCTGGCCAAAGAGACGAAAGAACTTGAAAGCGTGGCACGCCGCGCCGCGCTGGAATTCCGATATATAGCACAATTCAATGTGCGCCGTGTTGAGGCTGACGACGAAAAGAACGACGACAGCATTACGGATATATGCGGCCAGCTTATCACTAACGGCATAGACGGTAATTTTCTGCTTTCGCGCGGGCTGGAAGATTTGGGCTGGCTGACGCGCGCCGCATGTCAGCACGAACAAAAGACATGGGAAAGCAGCCGCTTTTGGGCTTATCTGCAACTATCGCCGTACTTAGACAAGAACAAAGTACACAACGCCAAAGAATTTCTACCGTTTGCGTGGGAAGCACCACTGGAAAGCGAAATCATCACAGACATGGAAAAGAAAATGGCAGCAGCATTATTCAAGACTAAAGTATAATTCAATATGGCAAAACTTAACTTTTCTATCGCGCTGAATCTGCTAACGCAGGGCATTAAGCACGGAGTGACTGAAGTAGAGGGGTATTTCAAGAAACTGCGTAGTACCATCACAAGCACGTTAGGCGGGCTGGGCATCGGTTTGGGTATAACGGAATTCGGGCGCAGCATGATTAACGCCGGAAAAGACTTTGAAGCTGGTATGGCCAGAGTGCGCGCCGTTACAAACGCCAGCACTGAAGACTTCAAAGCAATGGAAGCGGAAGCCAAACGGCTGGGCGGTACGACGAAGTACACGGCCAGCGAAGCCGCCAGTGCTTTGGAGAATCTGACACGTAACGGCTTGACACCCACGCAGGCTACAGCCGCTTTGTCTAAGACGCTACAGCTGGCGCAGGCTAACGCCATCAGTTTGGCAGAGGCGGCAGACATGGCTACTAACACCATGAACGGCTTTGGCATGAGCGTAGACGAGTTAGGCAAAGTGAATGACATACTTTCCAGTACAGCCGCGCATAGTGCCACTAACGTACTGGAACTGGCAGAGGCCGTAAAGAACGCCGCGCCACTGGCTAAGAACTGCGGCGTAGGCATTCAAGAAACTAACGCCGCGCTGGGTACACTGGCAAACGTAGGTATTAAGGGCGCGGACGCTGGCACGGCTTTGAAACAAGTCTTTATGGGGCTTTCCACTGAAAGCGACAAAGGAGCCAAAGCACTGAAGAAATACGGGCTGGAAATTAACCAGCAGACCATAGAAGTAGACGGGCTGGCAGGCACACTAAAGAAGCTATACGAAAGCGGAATAGGTAAGAATAACCAAGACTTAGCAGACGTGTTTGGGCGGCGTGCTTTCAGCGGTGCAGCTGCTTTGATTAACAACTATGAAAAGTTTATAGAACTTAACGACACGCTGGCCAGCAGCTACGGCGAGACAGAAAGAATGTTTGAACAAGGCAGCGGGCGTATGCAAAGCGCGCTGGCTTCTTTGTCGTCTGCATGGGAAGCGTTTCAAATCGAAATCTTTCAAGGCGGCGAAAATCTATTTGTTGCGCCTATCGAAGCACTTACTGGATTCATACGATATTGCACAGAGAATTTAGGCACACTGGCCGCTAAGATACTGGCCATATTCGCAGGCGTTAAGGTTATCCAGTATTTCCGGCAGTGGCAGGCTGCTGGCGGTACTGCGTTTATGACAATGGCAGCACAAGCGCAGGCAGCACACGCAAAGGTAAATACCTTAGAGCGCGCCGGGCTGACACTGCGAAAACAAATCAAGTCACTGGAAGCACAGCTGGAAAAGGCCAGCGCAGACCAGCGTTTAGCCATCGAAGTACAGCTGGAAGCAAAGAAGCGACAGCTGAAAGCCAACGAACTGGCCGTAACGAAAGCCACTGAAGCCGCTAAAGCAGCGGACGCGCAGGCAGCAGCCGTTAAGAGTGCTACCGGGTGGCAGCTGGCCATGATAAAGATAAAAGCAGCCGCTACGACAGCAGCAGCAGCCATGAAGACTATATGGAGTACCGTTTGGCCTATGCTGCTTATGACCGTAATAGTAGAAGTTATCAGCAAAATTTCTTCACTGATACGCGAAGCCGCCGGAGCGCGTGACGTTATCAAGGACATAGAGAAAGAAGCCACACAGAGCGAAAACGAGCAACGCGCCAAAATAGCCGCGCTGTCTAAGATAGTACACGACAATACGCAGGCCATCAAGAACCGCCAGCAGGCTATAGCGGACTTACAGAAAATAGTGCCTGACTATCACGCCAGCCTAACACAAGAGGGCAAACTGATAAACGACAATACTAACGCGCTGGACGCTTACTGCAAAAAGCTGAAGCTGGCAGCACAGATACAAGCCGCCAGTACGAAGCTGGCAGACGCGGAAATGCAGCTGTCAGACTTTGAAAAGAACGCCAGCAAAGGTGTGTCTGCTGCATACTTTAACGAGCGCGTTATGGGCATGTCTGAAAACGACGCTATACGTGAGGCTGGAGCATCCCCAAGCGGCTACAGAGCGTTTAAGGCTAAGTGGGCAAAGCTGCAAGCCAACGTAACGACGCTAAACAACTATATCGAGGATAAGACAAAGGAAATGAACGCCGTAGTAGTTACCAGTGGAACCAGTGGAACCGGGGGCACTGGTGGCGGTACTGGCGGCGGTGGCGGCGACAACAAACAAAAAACCGACCTACAGAAAACACAAGAAGACTATACACGCAGTCTGCGTGAACTTGACGAAAAGAAGCGGCTGGAACTGGTTACGGAAAACGAATACCAGCAGCAGCTTTCCCGGCTGAATGAAGAAACGCTGTTAAGGCTTCGCAGTAGCGACGACGTAGCCGCGCGCGAATCTGCATTTGCTAAGAAGCTGGAAGCAGCAGTAAAAGCCGACAAGTCAGCCAAAGCCGCGCGCGAACTGGCAGACGCTGAAGCGCGCTATAAGGAAACCATAGCCGAAGCTGACAGAAAGAAAGCTAACGGCGCGCTGACAGAAGAAAGCTACGCCAAAGCGGTACTGGCAGCACAGACGCGCTTCATAGACCAAGCCGCCGCCATCGACGGGCTGACAGACGAACAGAAGCACACTATACAAGTCATACAGAAATACCGTAAGGCTTTGGAAGTGGGAGCCATGAACGCAGAACTGGCCAAACAGCCCGGACGTGACAAAACATTTGACTACAAGCTGACAGCTGACGAAATAGCGAAGACCGAAATAGAATACCAGCTTGAACAAGCTAAGAAGCGGCTGGCAGAAATGAAGTCTTTGGCCAGCGACATGACGGCAGAGATAGAAGACCAAATGAAGAAAGTCACGTCTTTGGATGAGGCTTTGAAGCTGGCAAAGGTACGCGAAGACGTTAAGGCACTGCAAAAGGATTTAGCGAAGACTGAATGGAATAGCGTAAAGGACTTAGCCAGCAGTACAAACACCATCGTAAGCGCGTGGACTGGTTTAGCAGATACGCTTTCCAAAGAAGATGCAAGCCCGTGGGAAAAGATAGCCGCCATTTGGAACGCCATGACGCAGACGGTAGACGGCTTTTTGCGCATTATCGACGCAGTGAACGCATGGACTGAAGCCAGCGAGACTTTGCAGAAAGCGCAGGCCGCTGAAGCTGCCATGACACAGACGACAGCCGCGCAAAAGGTAGCCGCCAACACGCAGGCTATAGCCAGCGACCAAGCAGCAGGCGCGGCAACCGTAGCAAAGGCTACTACAGACGTGGCCGCAAATACTGCCAGTGCAGCGTCTTCAGCCGGAGCCAGTGCCGCTAAATTACCATTCCCGGCTAATCTGCTGGCCGTGGCAGCTGCTATCAGTGCCGTGCTGGGCTTAATGGCTGCTATTCCTAAGTTTGCAGGCGGTGGCGTGGTGCAAGGT